TTCATTGTCTATGTAAATATACGATTTATTTAACTCTAGACATAAAACAATGGTGTCTTGCAGCGGATTAGGATATTCTATCATTTCCGTGAAAGTATCTGACCACCCTGCTTTTCCTACAATATTAATCGCCATCTCCCTCTTCTTTTTTTATTTCTTTTGTCGCTGGCTCTGCCGTTTCTTTAGGTTCCAATCCATTCTCCTCGGCCAGTTCGTTTTCCTTACCAAACTGAATAATGTTAGCTTTTGCCTCTCCGCCATTCAAAGCCTCCGTTGCAGCCTCCAATGTAGTCAGAGGTAAATGAGCGCCCAGCTCGCCTAGTTTTGCCCTTTCAGCGTTAACTTCTTTGAGCGGATCAATATGCGGAACGGGCGTTCCAACGAAGCGTGCGTTTCTGTATGCCTCAATTAAAAATTTATTGCCCGATATCTTAGCCGTTAAATATCCCGGTGCCTGGATTTTATTCTCCAATACTGAAACCTCCAAGAAAAAGTTGAAAATTGGCTTATAAAACTGCTCCGAAAAATCGTCGCGCTTTACATTAAGCGTATGCTCCCAATCTTTTAGGGCCGCTCTTGATGCCGAGAAATTAGAGTCATATTTTGACATCGCCACTTCGGGCGGAATACCTAATGCCGCACAAACGAGGTTAATATTTACCGTATAAAAGTCTTTAAAATAAAGCTCGTTCTTGCTTTCAAGCGAGTTCATTGTTGCGCCTGTTGGTAAATTTACGGCAACTTTATTGGTACTCGCGGCCACTAAATTTGCTAATTCCGTGCCATTAATATCGCGAGGCGTGTCGCTGTTCGCATCGTAATCCATCGCCTTAGCAAGTTGCTTATTGAATGGATTCTCGCCTGATGAACCAAGCGCATGCTCAATAAATAGCGATATTTTTTGACGTTCCTCTGCGCTTCCAACTGTTGCTTCTTTGTATCTCTCGAGCTTCTTTAGCGTTTCCAATACCGTGGCGACAAGCGGTAAACCGCGAACGTTGTCGAGGCGATATTCAGATCCATAAACCAAAAAGGCTAATTGCAGATCTGTCTTTTTGCTTTTGGCATCGATTGATTTAAACGAGTAATCCTTTTGTCTTACCCAATAACGAACGTGTTCGCCTGTTGGAGACATTTCAATGCCGTTCTTTATCACATTACCATCGGCAAGTTGCGCCGGGTAAGATTCTGTTCCGTATGCTGGCGACTGTATATGACAGCCATCAATTAACTGTATTTTTAAAACGCCGTCAATGTATCTCAATACAACCAAAACATCACCACCAAGTATGGAGTTCTTAAAAGCGATCATCGCGTTCTTATTTAAGGAGCGCATATTTGAGTAATCAGATAGTTTTGATTTGCGGTAAACATTGAACCACGCCTCAATATCGTCACTAAATTTTTGAAAATCGAGCGTAATACCATTGTTCTCAAGAACCACTTTTTCAGGCTCAGACTGCAGCTTTAGGCCCTTGCCGATAACCCAAGTTGAAAACCTGTTAATAACGGTTTGAGTGATTTCGCTTTCATAGTAAGACTGCCATGATCTCATTCTCAGTCCTTGGTAATCCGGGCTGTAGTTTATAATCGGACCAATCTCGCCAAGGTTTTTTTCGCCATTGTAAGAAACCGAAAAAATATTTGTATAACCGCCTCCGTTAAAATCGGATTTCGGCTGTGGTTTTATTGGAGCGTCTAAGCTCAAAAAGTTACGAATTGCTGTTACTGCTTTATTAGCCATTTCTTCTGAAATTTTTGCCATCAACAAAGCGCATTACACGCCCATTAAGCTGGTTTTGATAATACGTTTTTAATGATTCGAAGTTCTGAATTGACTTCATTATTGCATCAACGCCTTTATATGCAACATTGATTTTCGTTTGACCGTCGTCCAGCATGTATGAGGTTTTATCCTCATTCAATGCGCCCGTTTCGGCAGCAGTAAGCAACGCTGTGATGATTGCATCAATGCGCGTTATTTTTGCCTCCGTGGTCGTCGCGGAGGTGATATAAATAGAAGCTGAGTCGTAAACTACCATGTTACAAATATAAGTTAAATTGTTTTAATTTTATCGTTTTTGCAATTATCAATATTGGAGGTATTAGCAACTTGAGTTGATACCGGTGGAGCGGTTGAACTCATGCCCGAAGTTACCCCTGCGTGCGTGTGAGTTTTGTATTCTGTTAAAAAATTATTGTGATCTGTTTTCAGCTTATTGAACTCCGTCTTTAATTCATTGAATCGAACGGCAAAATTAGCATCGCCGCCAAGCTCCAAGTGGCCTGTATTCCTGAGCCAAACATAAAACTTCTCGGTATCACCTGCCGTATTGGTACTAAATAGCCGCAACTCGCCGATTTCCGCCATTTGATTTTTATTAATATAGCCAAGTATCACCGATTCGCCTTTAATGGCAGAGGGCGCATAAATAGCCACAAAGCCCTCTGGGCAATTGCTGTCAATTCCAAAGTTGCCAGTTTCAAAACTCGTCTGCGTGTCCGATTTGCCAAGACGTAAAGCCTTTACAATCCTGCGCTGCATTGAATCAATTGATGTTGATAATATTTTAACTAAGCTTATCATTTCTCGTATTTAAATCTCGGTAAATTTTCGTGAGCATCAACAAAAATATTCTTAGGCATTTTCCCATTGTAAACCTCGGGCAAATAACAAGTAAGGACTGCCGTCGTTTTTTTCTGATCACCGGTAAAGGCAATATCCGCAATAAAGAACTCGGTCTTTTTATAGATATAATTCTCGGGACTGTAAACCGTAATTGTATTGTTTGGCCTTATTATTTTACCATCAACCTCCCAGCGGTCCGTCGTTACTGTAAGCGTTATATTTTTAAGCTCCTTTGCAAGCTCATTCATTGCAGCCTCCTGGATTGTAACATCATTTCCTGTGCTTGCCTGAATAGTAATCGGCCTGAATACAATCGGAACGTAAGGGTTGCGGATGGTGTACTCGCCTGCATTTCCGCCATCGGCAGATGCTTGCTTCATTACCGTAATATGCGAGTGCATGCCTTGCCCGTTAAAATTAAGCTTGATATTAGTACCAATCAAACCGTCCTCAACGTGAAATAATGGCTTCGATTTGGTATTAACCGATGTAAGCAAAAGATTGCCTTGTTCATCATGGCTTAAAATAATGTTTCGCTGCGTGCAAGCCTCCGTTAAAAAATCCATTATAGTTTGACTTTGCTCTGCGGTGATATCCGAAATAGATTGTCCTGCCTTATCGGCAACAGAAGGATCCACTTTCACCTTTAATTTAAAAGGCTTTAACAAGCGCTCACAAATCTCCTTTATTGATAAGCCATTCGTTTGTAATGGGTAAAGATCAACGGGAATGGTGCAATCAGCAAGCACGCCCGTTTTAGAATATCCGCCGAATTGGGCCATTTCTTTTTTAGGCCCGGAGTTAAATTCCTGCGAAAGCAAGAAGCCGTTCACAAGCGTTTCACCATTATGCTCAACAATCGCCTCGTGGAAATGGCTCACGCAAGCAAGCTCGGCGTGTTCCTTATTCTTTGGGTCAAAGTAAAATTGAAAACCAAAAGTGGAAGCAACGGAATCATACTTCAAATTCAAACTGAATGAGTTGAAATAATCAACCTTTGACACACCTAATCTATGGTTTATCTTTAGCTGCATTTATTAAATATAATACACAACGCGTGTGCCTTTTTTAATTTGTAAAATATGATTTAAACCCCAGCCATTGTTTTCGATCAATTCGGCCATATTTGCATCGGAAGGATCAAGTGCATAAAGGCGGTGTGTGAGCATAATAATATTTGTGTCGTCCTCCGCAATAATAGACCGTTCCTTGCGGCTGTTAAGGGCTATATTGTAGAGATTTGAAATAGTGTAATTCATTATCAAGCCGAGCTGCGACATGATAGTCGCATCCGGTATAAAGCTCGTGGTATTTCCGCCATTATTAGTTTGCAAATCGTCCAAGTCCTCTATCAATAAGTCATAATTCTCGAGTAACTTGTCGATTAATTCAAGCGCCGAAACGCTGTTTTTGAAATCATTCTCAAGCGGAGTTGCAACCGAAAGACACATTGAAGATATCACAGAGGTTGCTTGATTCTGAAAAAATTGTTTTCCTGATAAAGAAATTATATTCTCAATGGTACCGCGCAAAGTGTTGAATGTAGTTATTAATAAATCAACGCGGATCTTGACACTTAACGTAAATTTTGCCGGCTCCGTAAGCATTGTATTTAATGCACGCATAGCCAAAACAGGCGAAGCGATGGCATTATTTACCGCAGATAAAGCCTCGTTATAAGCATTATTGTAATTCTCAAACTCGTCGGATAACTGAATAATTTTAACACCATTGCTGAAATTCTCATCTGCCGTTGCCGTCATTGTATCAACATCCGCAGCCGTTGGCGTTGCCGTAACTACCAATTCCAAGTCCTCGCTTATCTCGTCTTTAATAAGAATGATTTGGTCCTCGGGCGGAACAGTCGTTTTCGGGCTGTCCTCCGTTATTGTTTCAATAACCGTCGTGGTGATCTTGCTTACATTATAAGCAGAGTTGTCAATATTAATGGCCGTCGGCTGCACGGTTAAATTACCGTAAAGCGGATGTGCAACAACCCAAGGACGGCGGTCGTCCGCAGATCGCTCGAATGCTGATGCAGTATCTAAATGATTCTCGCCTTGGATGTAAAGCTCTAAGTCGAATTTTCGGCCCATCGGCATACCTCTGTTAACTAATGTACCTGGCAAATTAGGAAAGTCGAACTCGGCGATATTGTAATCCTTTTTCTTATTAGGATTAAGCCAATTCATCGTGTACTCCTTGCCATCGCCTGTGGTAATAATTAACGGGTCCTGTATTTTGTCAATCCAACTCATTAGTATTTTGATATTTGCCTCTCGGCTTCTTTAATAAAATATTGTTCAATTTTTATGCCCGATTGCAACGCTGCATTCTGCATAAATCCAGTGCTTTTAACCCGTACTTTACCGCCTTTTTTATACTTATAAAGCGGTATTGCTTTAAAGTTAAAATTACTCTCCTTTGTTTTAAGGTTCGTTTTTGCGCGCATGGCAGTTACCTTAAATAATATTGATTTTTTGCCAGCGATCACGTAACCATTAGGGCCTGCAGCAATAACGGCTCTCACAAATTTCTCGGCCTGATTCTTGCCTCTCGAATTTCGTGCGTTAACTATGTTTTTTATCTTACTCAGTCTGGCGTTTGGCTTAACCAACTTGTTGGAGCTGTTGCCTTGCCTCGCCTGCTTTAATGGAATAAAGCTCCTGCCTCCAATCGTTCCGCCGTGTTCCTGCTGCTCCAAATCCTTAACCGCATAGTTGTTTGAACCCTGCAATTTTTCGGAAGTAAAGCCAACGCGAGATTCCATTTGACTGATATTCCAACCCGTCGCTTTTTCAAAAGAGCTATTGGCCTTAAAAAAATTATGTGAACGATTAACGAACTCTGATTTAGCTTTGGTTGGCATTGTATTGGTCTTAACATCAAATGCCGCGTTGTTAAGCGCACCACGTATCGCAACAGGAAGAGCAGAACTTTTTATCTTCTCAAGTATATTGGTGAACTTAACAACCGCATCAGTATTTATGTTAAGGATGGCAGACATTAATCAGCGTAAAAAGAGCATTTAAGCGTTACAGTAAATGCGGTCCCAGGGTAATATCCAGACCATCCTGTTCCTCCTGTTAATTGAACAGCGCCGCTTGCTCCGATATCAATGGCTTCTCCTAATGGCGGATTAATACCGTCGGTTATTGCTGCTGGGCATGTTTTTGTTGCGCTTGGTCTAAAACCAACTGGTAAAGTGAAGCAGCTTATTGATCCAGCACCAGCTGCCCTCTGAGCAACACCCTCAATCGTAACAAGTCCGTCATTGTTTTTTCTAAAAGTAACAGGTGTAACAACAGACCATGCTGTGCCGTAAGCTGGCGCTCCGCCACCACTCCCAACAGTTACAGGTTTATTATTGCCATATTTATACGTCCAATCACCAATTGGAGAATTAAGCATTAATTCCATTTTAGCACCGGGAAGCAATACAACAGATGTTTGACCATTAATTGTGTCAGCTCCATCAGGCGTAATTGTGACTGCGTAATCACCATTGTTTTTAAGCATTACATAACACCCATTGTCGTAATTTGCAGAAGCATCCAATGTGAAAGTTATCGCTGCAACCTGTCCTGTGAAATTTAATAATACTTGCGATAAATAATCACCATAAATTCCCGTATAAGTACTCATTAACGCGCTAGCAGAGATGTTTGCAACTGCAATCCCAGGCCGGGTTGCCATTTTTAAAGCCCTAACATATTGCCATCCGTTTGTTTGGTTATCAGGAAGCCCGTTAAACGTGATGCCAGCCTCTGCCGACATTCGTGCAAAAAACTGGATGTAATCCGTAAGCGTTGCGTGATCAAGCGGAGTGCCATCATTAGATCCCGTGTCGTCTTTAGTTTTACCGTAAGGCCATGTTCCATCAGGCGCATCTACGTTCGTTTTGTTTTGAAGTTCTATTGCCATTGTGTTGTTTTTTTTATGTATAATTTATGAATAAAAATCCTGCGCTTTGCACTTGCTTAATCTTTAAAATCAACTGCCTGAACTCGTTTTTTCTCGACGAGGGCACATTGGCAAAACTACCAAGTGTTGATCCTCCAATAAAAAATGTCGAAGCATAATTTGTCGTTGTATTAAATTTTAAATCGCTCTCCTCTTCAATAAAATTCACTATTTTATTACTCCAAACATACTGATTTAAGTTGACATTTCCCATTTGAAAACGGCCCAACTGTGCAAGAACTAAATATTGTCCGTAATAACTGACCTTATTGCCCATATTTATTTGGCCCATGTTATTCATTCCAAACCTTCCTGTCGCAATATCCGCAAGCAAATCGAGAGGAGCCTTACTCTCATATCCGTCCGGATAATAAATTGGAAATAAATTCTCGTAAACGTAAACATTAAAGCCAGCGTCTTGAAGCTGGGACTCTAAATATCCCCAATGAGATTTTGCAGGATTCGCTCCCGGAAATGCAAGCTTACGTAAAATAGCGTCCTTGCGGTCCTCTAAATACGTTAACGGATTTGTAATAAGACCAAGACGGCGCTCCCAATCCGTTGCGTCGTCCTCAGTAAATTCATCATTATCAGGAAGCAATGAACTCAATATAGCAAGAGCGTCCGTGTACGCCTGCGCCTGAGTTATATTTAAAGCAAAATGAAGCGCCTCGTGAAATCCGCCCTCGGGCATTTTCCACGCTCTGCCAGTTGGCACAAGCTGCTTTGTTAGCTTCAATAATTTCTCTTCAACACTAAGCATAAGTTACTGTTCCCATCGAAGGGATATTTCCTGCGGTGAATGTGTAAGTTGTTTGCGCCACCGCATCAACTGTAAAAGCAACGCTTGTAAAAACGGCTCCGGGCTGGTCGGTGATGATCGCTGCAATAATTTTATTTACATCAAGCGTGTCATTGCGCTCACTTAAAACATCAGCAGCAGCAATAAATGGGCGGATCGAATCAATAAGCGTTGTCAATGCCGCAAGTATCGTTACCTGCTGCGCTGCTGTAACGCCTGTGTATCCCGTGATTGTGATGTTAACCGTCTTTGGAGTTATTGCTAAATAATTAACAACCACCTGCAGCGGCCTTCGTCCTCTTTCCAATAACGGAATAGTGGTGTCCGGGTTCATATCAACAACGTCCTCAACATCCGATAATATAGCGGCCGATGGCGTACCTTTACCATCCGTTGAATCGGCCTGCGTTGCCTCCACATAAAGATTTATTTGACAAGGATAACCTGCGCGCGCGTAAGGATAAACAGCCGCAACACCCTGAGCATCCTGCGCCCACAAGCGGTAATCGCCTGCGGATCCGCCCTGCGCTTCGAGCCTGTATGATGCTATGATTGCGGCTCTGTATGCCTCAATTGTTTCGGCCTCTAATGGCTCGACGATTTCCGAAGCCACAACGCAGCTACCTGGGCCGCTATTAATAGCCACAAGCGGCTGCGTTGGGGTAAGCGTGTCTCCAATTCCTAAAGCGCCAGCATCGCCGGGAGTAAGCGCTCTCACGGTGATAGCATCCGTTGTTGAAACAAGCGTATAAGCGGAATCTAAAACGTATATTATGCCTGCGCTCGTAGCAGTATCATCGCTTTTAAATGTACTCCCTGCGGGAATTGTTTGACTGATTGTTCCTGTTATCGTAAGCTCATATTGGGCGGCAACAGCGGCGAAGGGATTACGTCCCAACTTAACACGCCCAAATCGCTCAAGCGTGCCTCCTATGCTTTCGGATTCCGCTGTATCTACAAAGATGTTCTTTTGTAGGTTGCCGATTGCCAAATAATAAAGCTTTAATTTTGCGGCCTGAACAGCAGCAAGTCCACGTAAATAATTCTTGCCAATTAACGGAATAGAAATTCCATATTGTGCCTCTAAATCGCTTAACGTCGAGGTGTATAATTGGCTTAATGTTGGTATCGTTATCATATATAAAAGTCGTCGTTAAAGTCAAAGATATAAAAGTCGCCGTCCGATTTTTTCTTAAAGTTAATAATAATTATCCTTGAGCCACCAGCAGGTTGCGTGATTTTTATATTCACATCAATGCGGTCCGTGGCGGTAATGCTTACCGTTACGCTTACCTCAGCACCAAAATCAGATAAAAATTTTAAATCGTCCTTAATCGCATTCTCAATTGTAACCCTTCCTGAACTTGTCAACGCGGTTGTGTTAATAACTTTTTCAGTAATACTATTAAATTGAATCGACTGATTTGATGGCATCAATAAATTATTACCCCACCAATCAAACGACTGCTCTTCAGTTATTTTGTTTTTTGTCGATTGCTCAACGTTGCCGCCGAACATTGCCAGGTAAGGCATGTTTTGAATGCCGTCCACAACGACTAAATCGTTGCCTTTAAGTACAAGGTCGCCACCGTTTAATGTTTCTATGATTGCAAAATCCATCTTTATCTTTTAGGCATTGTGCTGCCGACTGTAGGCACCACGCTCACCGCTTTATTATCAGATTTAACTTCTGTTCCTGCAGGCGCATCAACCTTAATTAACACCTCCGCGTTGTTTGTATTCGTTTGGTTTTGTGCCATCACCTGCTGCGCATCAGTTGTTGGAGATACGATTGCTTTCTTTTCAGCAGAAAGTCCACCAAATTGCTCAATCAATCCCTTGTCGTTTAATGCTGCCATGCGCGCATCACTTTCTTTTGCTTTCTTCAAAAGCTCCTCACGCTTGCCGTATTCCCAAAAATTTGTTTTAGCAAACTCTTGTTTAATGCCTTCGCGCTCCTGAATAATGGAGGCTCTCTCTGTGGCAATTGCCTTTTCCAATGCCGCCTGCTTGCTTAATCCCTTATAACTCGAGGCCAATTTATCAACATTTGCGACCTCCGAACGGAAGCCCTTCTTTTGGCGACCTTCGATATCGGCCATTAAAGCGTTGTATTTTTCCCGGAGCGTCATGATAACGGCCACAAGCGCCATTACAGCGATCACAACCGCGCCAACAGGATTAGCTGCCATTGCTGCGTTTAAGCTCCATTGAGAGGCTGTGGCTAATCCTAAAGCTATTTTTTGAGCGCCCAATGCAACCACGTTTCCTTGCATTGCCAGAGATGATGTTCCTGTTAAGGCCGAATTTATACCTAAAACGACGTTATAAGCAATCATTGCTGCCTTAGAAATCAGTATTGATGTTTTCCAAAGCGCAAAAAATAACAATATCTTGCTGCCAACTGAAACGATTGTGCCGAGGTTATCAATAACAAAACCAATTGCTGATTTAACGGTTCCTAGTGCCTTGCTTGCACCATCACTTCCCGTGATCATGTTAACCCACGCTGCCTTTAGCTCGTCCAGCTTATTGGCTAATGTGTTGGAGCGGATGTTCGCTTGCTCTTGAGCCGCTGATGTTCCTGTCACACCTTTCGTATATTCGTTTAAGGTGCCGATGTTATTCAATAGAATTTTACCCGTGGCAATATTCTCCGCTCCAAACATCTTTAAAACAGCCGCGTCTTTTTCTTTGGCTGTTTTTAATTTATCTATTTTTGCCTTGGCTTCTGCCAAAGCATCGTTTATCTCGAACTGCCCGGACTTGTAACCAAGACCTGCTTGCTGTAATTTTAAAACGGATCCCCTTAATTTCGTTCCTGCCTCTGCTCCAAACACCGAGAATTTACCGAGAGTTTGTATCAAACCAACGGATTGCTCAAGTGATATATTAGCACCCTTAGCAACGGAACCGAAATTGACAAACGCCTCCGATGTTTGAACGATCGATGCAGCGCCAACGCCAGCACCTGCAGCAAGGACATTAATAGTCCTGTCCGCTTCGCCAGCAGCCAAATTAAACTGGTTCATAATACCAACTAAGCTCTCGGCACTCGATCCTAATTCATCACCTGAAGCCTTACTTAAAGTGATAGCCGCTTTTGAAACAGCGCTTATTGAATCGGCAGTCTCGGCAAACTTAGCGTTTAATCCGGCGATCTTTTCAAATGCCGCAGCCGTTTCAATGGTGCTTTTTTTGGTATCAGAAGCAACCGCATTTATGGCATCTTGATATTTTGAAAACTCTTGATCCGTTCCTCCGACAATCGTCCGGAATGAAGCAAGCGCTTTTTCGTATTCCTTTATTGAATCAACTGAAAAGACAACTCCGCCAACGGCCGCTCCTGCGACTGCTGCCGTACTTGCAAAAGATAAAAATTGTTTTGATGCCTCCCCGAGGGCAGGAGTCATTTTGCGGAACATTCGCTCACTTCTTGCAATACCGCCCTCTGCTTTTGCGGCAAAGGTGGCCATGTTATTTTGCATGGCTCGAACGGGTGCTGACAACTTATCAACAGCCGTAAATATCGCAGGTATGGTGAACGATTTAGCCACTATTTTTTCGCTTTATCTTTTTTAGGTTTTGCAGCTTCGGCTATTTCTTTGCAGTCATTATGCCAAAACTCCAAACCCATCATGTCACAATCATCAATAAAAAAGCTACCAATTTGTGTTGGTAGCCATTTATGTTCTCTAACAACACTTTTAATCATGTTGTTCAAGCTCTCCTCGTCTACAGAAAAAAAATGGCGATCGATTGCGCGATGCTATTATCCTCTGTGTCCAGCTTTTTAATAAGCTCTTTTGGCTGGTTTGTTAACGCTGCTACGTAAGCGGTTATCCTGCCATCAGCGTCTGTCGCTTTTACTCCGCCCATGTGGCTTTGGATTTCTCCAACAGTCAACCTTGGTTTGTATTCAAGCTTTGACACTTTCATTTCAGACCCAATCGGAAAGTCTAAATTTTGAGTGATAGTTTTTGTTTCAGAATTTATTTCTAAAGTACCCTCTGAAACAGCATCAACCAAAACTTCGATTTGATCCTTGTAAGATTCTTGTTTTTTCTCCTTGATTTTTTTGAAATCAAGCCAGCCCTGAACCTCCTGAGCTGCGATGTCTTTTGCGATTTTTGTTGCCATTATGCGATTTTTTTAAGTGTACCTCCACCGGAGATTTTTAATGCAAATGTAGCGGAATTTCCGTTACCTTGCAAATCTCCAACAGGTTTACCCTTACCGCCATAAATCGAACCGTTAACGTGCGAAATAGTCCAGTCAGCTTGATCCGGACTTGAAGCTAAAGCCACTAATTTTTCAAGCGTCTCGTCTGTATTCATATCCCAAGCAACGGTCATTTCTGCTGACCAACGAACGCGGTTCATTTGGTCAATCATGTTACCGCCACCGTCGATCATGTTGCCATCATCGCCTGAGCGAAAACCGCCAAGGTCAAATGTGCTGTCTTCAGCAGATTTTGGGAATATGGTACCACTCCCAATTGTGGGATGGTTAAAAGTAATTTCTAAAATATCGCCGCCAACAGCCATAGTATTTTTTTTTAATTGTTTAACTTAAAGTGCCAAAATTGAAACCTGCCTCAGCAGTTGTTGAACTAATGCGTGCAATGCCGCTTCTCTTGTAACGGAAAAATGTCTCCAAACGGTCAGGATTTGTGGTCGATAATTCAACCGTAATACTGTCCTTCATAAAGTCAACATCAACAACCAATGCGCGCTTGCCTAAATCATCAGCATAAGCAAATAAAATCTGCTTCCATTGCTTTGGCTTAATTGTATTTGAAACAGAAACGGTGTCAGTATTTGAAGCAATCGCGTGATCAACTACATTTATTTGCTCAAGTAAATAATAACCGTAACGAACGTTAAAGTCTAACATTAAGTTGCGGCAATATCTGAATTGTGGCGGAGTTTCGCCAACCAGATGGTAAGTTGTAACAAAGTCCATTACAATGTATTTCCCTCCTGAAAGATCAACTGTCGAACAACCCTTCTTTACATAAGAATCGCGGTTGTCGTAATCGGCCATTGAACCAATTGAAGTTGGCGTTGGCATATCCGGGTATTTTTTACCTGATACATCTAAGTGCGGAGTGTCTTGGCTTACGCGAGCGAATAAAACGGTCATGTTTGCCGCTGCTTCGAAATGTAAACCATCAGATCCAGGCGCTGGAGCGATCGCAATTGTTACATCGTCCAAACGAGTATCTGTGATTGTTGAAGGGTTATCATCAACAGAGCCTGTGATCGCAATAAACGGCTTCATAACGATTCCTTGGAAACGTCCTGTTGGGTTTGTTGCGTCCGGGATGCCATTGAATGATTCAAGCGTTGACATTACAGTCGATTGAGTACCGTAAGCATTTACAACGATTGTGTTCCAATTTGTGCTGAACGCAGTTAATGCTGCGCTGATGCTCGGTGTTCCTGAGCCTGATTGTGTTGAAACAACGGCATAAGTGATTCCTAAATCATCGCTGTCAGTATCAACGGTGATGCTTAACTCGTTCGCCGTTAAACCTTTCCATTTTGAAGTTGCCATTGTAACATAATCATCGTCTGTTGCGGTGAAAGGGCAACCTAAAATATTGTTTAAAGCATCGGTCATTTTACCGGTAATGTCTGCTGCGGTATCACCCTCAACAATATTGATCGCATAAAATTCGCCATCTAATCCATCGCGGCCTGCAACAACTAAATAATGTGTTCCATTACCTGTAGCGGTTCCTGTTGGCGTAATCTCTAAAACTTTTTCGGTGGCTCCACCAGCAGCAGCCTGCGGATAAACAACCACAGGAACGCCACCAACGCCACCCCCTTGCACAGGGAATAGGATGCGAGCCATTAAATATAAAGGAGAACCATATCCGTAACGCTCACCTGCTTGCTGTGCAGAGGTAATTTCGAACGGGTCGGTATCTAAAGTTAACTGATTTGCGTCGTTTGCTTCGCCTAAAAGAGCGATTCTTTGCGGTAAATTACTGCTTGTGGTTGCGAAATTTCCTTTGGTGATTTTATAACCAACAACCTTTGAAATTCGCTCTGTACCAACTGCGTCTGATGCCATGTGAGTTTTTTTTGTAAAAATATTTAATACCTGAATGTTTAAAAATAATTTTCCATTTATAATGGAATATTTTTATATTTGACACCATTATGAAGATATACATCTCAGGAAAAATCACAGGCTTGCCAATACAAGAGGCACAAAATAATTTTGAAGCCGCTGAAAAAAGGCTTAAATCGGAAGGTCATGAACCGATTAACCCTATGAAATTACCACACGAACATGGTAAAACGTGGTCCGAATATATGAAGGAGGACATAAAAGCCCTGCTTGAATGCGATGCTATTTATATGCTTCTCGGCTGGCAAGAATCAAAAGGAGCTTGCATTGAATTTAATCTTGCTCATGACCTCCGCTTAAAAATTATTGAGCAATGAAAATAGGCGTTATTATACCGGATAGAAATGACCGTCCGAGGCTGCTTGAAAACTGCATGCGCATGATAAAGGCACAAACAGTCCAGCCTGATATTGTTGAATTAGTAAATGACAGTCCTTTAGATATCAATCCAGATGGGTACGTGGTGCCTGAAAAAAAAGGCATTCCCGACATCACATGGCGTTACCGAACAGGTTATGATCGCCTACGAAATAAAGGATTGGACGTGATTTTTTTAATGGAGAACGACGACTATTATGCGCCGAATTATATTGAAACAATGCTGGCCAATTGGAATGATGCAGGCCGCCCACAATTATTTGGTACCGATTACACCATTTACTACCATATAAAATTGTTTCACTATTTCTTTTTCCGACATCAGATTCGCTCCTCTGCAATGTCAACGATGATAAAACCTGACTTAAACTTTCCTTGGTGTCCTGATTATGAAGTTTACACCGACATGCACCTGTGGACGAAAACGGATCTTACAAAAAAAGTATTCCACCCCGAGAAAATAATCTGCTCCGGGATAAAGCACGGAGAGGGATTTTGCGGAGGCAGAATGCACAAGGATAGACTTGAGCGATATACTCGCAATGGAATAAACGACACAAAAAAAGAATTTATGCAGATGTTCATGGACCCAATATCTTTTGATTTTTACTCTAACTATTTTTCGAATGGCTCTTTATAAAATAATCGCACTATCAGTTGCAGGCCGCAGGCACAGATGCTTAAAGGCTGGCGAAATCGTAGACGAGTCAGCATTCAACCACACAGTTATTGGTGATCTCGTTCGTAATAAATTTATTGAGCCTTACATCGAGCCACCTATCGATCCAATTGATCCAATTCCTGCAAACGGCCCTTTTAAAATTGCAATATGCACAGCCGTTTGGAAGCGGCCTGATATATTTAAATTATTTGCAGAAGGATTTAAAAAGCTCGGCGCAGGAATAGAACTGATTGTGGCAGGAAGCGAGGGCAAAGCAAGTCAAGATTTAGTTTTGTCTTGCGTTCCATCGGCGCATTATATTGAAATACCGAACGACCCATTGGCGACAAAGATGAATGCAACAACGCTTCGCGCGCGTGAGCTTGGAGCAGATTACGTTATTTGTCTTGGCTCTGATGATATAATCACTCCGCAATTATTAAAAGTGTATATTGAATATATGCAAAGAGGCTTTGATTTTATCGGCGTTCTCGATTGGTATTTTTACGACACAGTTACAAAACAAGCAACGTATTGGGGAGGCTATATCGACTGGCGCAAAGGCCACACATGCGGAGCCGGGCGCGTACTATCTGCGCGCATAATGAACGCTTGGAATTGGCAGCCCTGGGAGATCAAAGACAGCAAGGTCCTCGACAATTCAATGCAAACGAAGCTAAAAAAAACAGCGCATTCATCAGTAACATTCTCATTAAAGGAGCGCGGAGTTTATGCAATCGATGTTAAGTCCTCGGTAAATATGACCCCATTTGATTTGTGGCCGAACACTAAAAAAATACCTGTTACTCAAATTAAAAAACACTTCCCTTATATATGTGCGGAATAGTATTATCATTCGGTAAAAAATCACCAACGCAAGTTGTTGAAAAAATGCTTGGCGCAATTGAACACCGAGGGCGTGATCATGTTTCAGTTAAACAATACGACAACTGCACCGTTGGTTTTAGACAATTAGCGATTACCGATATAGGCTCAAAGCAACCTGCTGTATATAAAGATGCAACCGTTTATTTGAACGGAGAAATATACAATTATAAAGAGCTTGGTTACTCCGGAACAGAATGTCAAGTGCTGGCGAAAGGATTCTTTGAAGAGGGGCCTGTCTTTGTTAAGAAACTGAACGGGATGTTTTTTATAGTGCTTATTCTAGGAAACTCCGTGTTTGTTTTTCGCGATCGTTACGGAATAAAGCCTGTGTATTATTGGAAAAACGACGACGAAATAATTGTTGCATCAGAAATAAAAGCAATATTACAACACCCCGAATACGTAACAAGGATTAATCATTCCGCGAAAAATCAATGGCTCGCGTTTAATAATGTTTTCACAAACGAAACATTGTTTGATGATATAAGAAAAGTCGACAAGGCTTCCGCATGGGAACTTGGCGGATATTATTTTAATTTTTGGAAATGGGATTTTACTCATACCGAAAAAATGTCTTACGAGGACGCAGTATATAATACTCGCGCACTCGTAAAGCAAGCCATCCAAAGACAAACGCCAGCTGAGGTTGCAGCCGGCTCGTGTTTGTCGGGTGGTATTGATAGCAACATCATTGCCGCTTTATCAGGCGACATTTTTACATTCACCGCAGGATTTACTGCAGGAAATGATGAAACGAAACTTGCCAGGCTTGGAGCGAAAAACCACAGAGAGATTATTTATAACGAGGTGCGTTACTTTGACCAAACTATTCGCGCGCTTGATGACCTTCGCGCAGGCGCATCATGGTCCAATTATGGACTTTATGAACTCGCCTCCAAATATGTAAAAGTTTTATTTGATGGCGCTGGTGCCGACGAGCTTTTCGGAGGTTACACTTGGAGGTACGACATGAGCAAGCAATACACGAACGCAATACTTAACCGCACTGGTTACGAATGGCCGCTGCCTGAATGCGCCGACGCTCCTGATACATTAGAGAACCGCTTTAAATTTGATGCAGATCACTTTCTCGAAGCCGTTCTTTTGGTTGTTGATAAATTGTCAATGGCGCACACCATCGAGGCACGAGTTCCTTTTTTAGATAATGATCTTGTTGATTTTGCGCTAACAATACCGAATGAATGGCGCAAAGATAAGCAGATTCTTAAGGATGCTTTCGCTGATGTGCTGCATCCTGAAATTTTAAACGGACCAAAACGCGGATTTAGCTCTCCTGATTGGATTCTGGGAACAGGAAACCAAGCAAATAAATGGGCCAATGCGGCACTAAATCAATGGAAAAATATATATTTGTAATATGGCAAAAGACGATTTATACGACCCACATGCGCGCTTCGATGCTTCAAACAGCATCCATCCAACCGCGATAATTTACGGAAATGTTACGATCGGCAAAAACAACACAATCGGCGCTTACTCCGTTATTGGTAGCAACGGCGAGATCCGCGGAGTTGCACCGGGTGATTTTAAAGGATCTGTTGAGATAGGCGATAACAATACCATCTCCGAACACGTAACAATACAACGCCCAGCAAAACAAGACTCGGTTACAAAAATAGGCGATAACAATCTGATCATGGCCCACTCTCACATCGGACATGATGTACTTATCGGAAATGACACCGAAATTTGCACGGGGGTTATCCTTGGGGGTTACTCGATCATTGCTGATAAAGCCAAACTCAAACTCGGCGTTACAGTACGCAACCGAAAAAGGGTCGGAATTTCCGCTTTAGTTGGCTTAGGTGCCGCCGTTGTAAAGGATGTGGCCGATGATGCCATTGTGGTCGGAAACCCTGCAAAACCCCTCGTAAAATGATAGCAGCATGTTACACCGTCTTTAATGGAGAGGAGCTTTTAGAGAAATCAATGCAACAAATGGCCGATGTGGTCGATTTTTTTGTGATTTGCTATCAAGAAACAAGCAATAAAGGCGAGAAAAACCCAAATTTACTGCGGTTTTTAGCTCGTTTTGCAGGTAAAAATGGCGTTATTTTACTCAATTTCGAGCCTAATTTAGCTATAAACACCAAGCAAAACGAGCGGAATAAGCATCAATTAATGCTCGATGTGGCCCGTTCGAACGCAGCAACGCACGTTATTTTGGCGGCTTGCGACCACTTTTACCGCAAAAATGAGCTAAAAATGGCCGTTGCAACCTCCGTTTTATCGGGATTTGACGTTACTTTTACCGCAATGTTTACATATTACAAGCGCCCGACGTGGCAATTATTTCCTAAAGAGGAATATTATATGCCGCTTGTGATCAAGCTACATCCGGAAACAGCCATTACACAAACGCGAACTTATCCCGTGCTTGTTGATCCATCAGTAAAAGTGAACACCTGCAAAAAATGGTGGGTGTTCCCAATTCAAGAGTGCGCCCTTCATCATTACTCCATGGTCCGGACTGACATTAATTCAAAATTTAAAAACGCCGCCGCTTCAATAAGATGGAAGCCTGAACAGGTTGAGCGGTTCCTGCATGAGTATGATCATGCAGCCGTCGGCGATTCAATAAGCTATTTCCAAGGAAGAAAAATTGTGGAAGTGGAAAATTATTTCTTACTTTAGTGGCATGAAATTTTTACGTAACGGCTATTTTCACATAAAAAATATTATAGGAAGCTTTTCGCGGACTATAATAACGAATTATGTTAATACAGCTTGGGGGCGGCTGGCAATATTCCGCCTTAACCGCTGAGGTTCTTTTTACCTGCTGAGGTTATTTCCCCCCTGCAACCATATCAACATAATCCTGCCACGTTCCGTTCTTAACTTTATACTCCTTAAATATGACATCCATCATAATATTGCGCAACGCCATGTTATAAATACGACAATCCCATAAGTGGTTTTGTGCCGTCGGCGACTTCTTTTTCCAAACAGCAAAACCCGAGTTACCTTCGACGGTCCGCTGCTCTGATTCAAAATGGCTAAAGTAGTTTTTATATTGGTATTTGCCGTCCTTGCTTACCGGGTAATTACAGAATCCGCCTGGCTGACTTTCATCACTTCCTGCAACCCATTTCAAGCGCATCAATGTCGCAAGCTCGTCCTTCAATTGACCAACGCGCAAAATATAAAGATTTGCACGGCTGCGGCCAACCTTAAAGCAAGGCAGATTTGATTCCAAAGGTTTGTATTTGTCCTCCTTATCACCCTTCAAGCCAACGCACCATGTATTTGCTTTATCAATATACTCAAAAGCTTCCTTCTCGCAGTAACCGGTATCAACGCCGCTAATAAATATTTTCATTTTCCTGCCCGTGTCCGTTTGCCAAATTGTATTCAGCAATAAATAGAACTCCCTCCACACGCTGTTCGGACGGTTATGCTCATACGTCCATCGCTCACGGTTGTCGCTTTCCTTTTGTTTCGTGTTTTGATTCGGGATAAAGGTTCCAATGCTTCCGTGCGTTATCGAATACGTCGAGCCATTCTCACTCCAAGCAACAACCTCGTAATCCAAACGAGCGTCATCAAGCTTACCGTTCAAGTCACAGGCACAAGTTATCAACACGATTTTACCATTGCCGTCCGCGAGAGATGTCTTTTCCGGCACCAAGCCCAGCTCATAGTTCCGCTGATTAAGCTGTAGTTGGTTTGCGGTTGGTACATCATTCGCCTCCTCGTATGTTTCGCCAAGCACAAGATTCACAAAGGTTTTATATTCCGCTTGATTTACCGGTTGACCCGGTGGACATGCCTTTAAATATTTACGCACGTAATATTCCCAATCGTACATATAACTTGGAGCATAAAGCGAGCTTATGTGGTAACTGTAATATCCCTCTTGCGATGGCTTCGCCGTGGGCTTCCAATAGCCCTGCTTTAAGAGCGCGTCCTTTTTTGTGTCGTCAAAAAAACCGCCACACTCCTGGCAAATATAACCAACAGATCCTGCGATTATCTCGCCATTATCGTCAAACCTCCATGTGATTCCTCCCGGCTCATTCTCTTTTCCTGCGACGAGAATGCTCCATTCAATTGATATAAATACACCGCAGCAAGGACAGGGGATGTGAAACTTTCTTTGATCTCCCAATAAATAAACGGGTTCTATATTCGAGTTCTGCTTTAACTCCGGTGTCGATATATAATAAAGCTTCATTTTTTTTACATAAGCCGCAAAGCGCTGCTCAATCATTTCAGTCGTCGATCCTGACTGCTTTGTCGATTGCTTCGCCGCCTCAAAGTCGTCAATAAATCCGTACTGAATAGAGCGGTTACGGAGCAGCTTATGGTTGCTTGGTACTCCCGAAACAAGCGATCCGTTCGGGAACTCCTTTGCCCTGTTGGTGTCACCCGTCTTTGCGTTTTTTGCACGGTTAACATTCGGCCTTATAAGCGAGCGTATTCCGCAGCTGTCGATCATGCGGTCAACCTTAGCGATCGCCTCGGGGACCAGCTCGTCATGGCCAACTAAAAATAAAATATTACCTGGATTTTGACTGATGATCCAACCGATGCCCACCTCAATTACCGTTGTACTAAATCCAATTTGCGCCCCTTTCTTTACTGCTATTATTCGCGCAGGGTGATCCGGCGACAAGCAATCAACGATCTCGCGCGTGTAAGGACTGTTCCTATAAGATAGCTTTCCGGGAATAGGCGAAACATCGGGTGTCATTGTTCTGTTCTTTTCCGCCCAATCGCTCGGCTTTATATTCGAAAGCAGGAACGCTCCCGAGTCAAGTATGTCCGTTATTTGATCTTCGTATTCCATTAAACCTCCCGTTCACCAACGTCTTTCTTTTCACTGTATTCAGCAATTATGTTTTTAATCATCTTTTTGCTCATGCCAATCGATTCAAGTACCGCCTCGTTTATTATATCCGTCATTCTAAATCGGATTTCCGCGACCTCCGTCCGAGTCATGTTTTTGCTTTTCGATAATTCCAAAATCAGATTCTCGATTCCGTTCTTGAATGAAGTCGTTATGCTTGCAGAGTGCTGCTTGAAAATTACCTTTACCAGTTCTGTTGGGATAACCTCTCCCTGCAGCTTCTGCTTTTTAATCTTTAAGATCTCAATCTCCTCCGAGGTTTTTTCGATATCAAGCGCCTTTTTGCTGGTCTCCAAATCAAACTTGGAGCGGTAATCGGCCTTTAAAACAACCTGAGAGGACTGCGTTTTCTTTACTGGTTCCGTGATCACAGCGCGCTTCTCGGTCGATTCGCCAATCCTGCTATATAAAAACTCAGCGTTTTCCCTTACAGAATCATCAATGTAACCGTCCTCGTTTACTATTATCTTACCGCGCTTAATGTACGTTGTTAAAAATGCACTATTAATCCCGGCAATGCGCTCGAAGTCTTTCCGCTTATGTAACGACATTTATCTCTTGCCTTTTAGTTTCTGATAGGACTTGCGCTCTTCATATTTTTGCAGGGCCTTTAAGTCTCCCTCCGTCGCAAGCTTAAACAGTTTTAAATCGATAGCGTAATCCGCCTTGTCAACGCCTTTTTTATAGGATCGAGAAACAACGCTGCTCGGTCTGTTCCAATCATTAGTAAATGAATTAATATCCTTGTCCTCAATATCAAGTATATTGATGGCCTGCTCAACATCGTAACCCAAGGTCCCAAGGTTTACAATTTTTTTTAAGAAGTCTTCTGTGTAGTCCATGGCTTACCATTTATTTTAATTTCTAAACTCGAATCAGCCTTAGCCATCCGCTCCAGCATCTTTGGAAACGCCTTAATGCTTTCAACTAATTTTTTGAATTTATCGTCTTTAATTGTCCGGGGGTTGTTTGGGTTCGCTTTTACCAAACTGATTTTAATAAGTTCTGATTTCATACCTTGTTAGCTGGTTGTTTATGTTGTTTTTTAAGTAGTTACGCAAATAAGCGCTAACAAAGTTAATAAAAAACTAACAAGCCTGCTAACTTTTACCGAAATATTGGCCTCCGCCTCAACTCTCGCGCTTTCGCATTCGT